CCCAATGGTTTGCTGCACCATCTCGAGTTTTACTTCGACTTCTGTTTCAAGTACTGAACTATCCACCAATTCCTTAATCCCGCCGCCGGATCAGGACCGGCCTGGAGTGATTTGGTGTAGCCTAAGAAGTCCGGCATGGCCTCGATCTTCTCCCTAGCAATGAGCTCAAGATCATCTAGGAAGTGTGGGATATCTATTCCGAGGCGATATTTATCCCTTTCCATGCAAAAGTCAACAAACTCTTCCTTTAATGGATGATACTTCACATTCTCCAAGATGGACAGCTGCCGAAGAGCCACTGCTTTACTGTCCCAGAACTCAGGGTTCATATAGCGTTCGAGGTATCTCAATCTACCTAAAGCACGCATAGTTGAGTATACCCCTGCACATACCCCTTTAATCCGATAATCTTTGTGATGCCATCTCCTGAGGTATATGCATTCTTGGGTTGAGGCGTACTGTTTATCGGGATTCATCTCCAGTCCATGCGACGTGTACTCCTCAACTACGTCATCCACCGTGATTCCGGGATAACTCAGAATCCCGTCATCGCCAAGACACTGTGAATGAGGGTTTAATTTCATGGCGTTTCTATACGCTACGGCATACTGTAAGGCACGGTGAGCTAATGTTTCGTCGCAATTGGTTCCTCCTGAGCCGGAACCCATACCGTGCTTTCCGAAACGCACTTGACCCGGTGCATACGTTAGGGGTATCATGTATTTGACCGGGTAGACATCTCTAAGCCATTGGCGAGATGAAGCATCATCTGTCAAGAGGTTGATCAGTACTATCTTGGCAGCCTCCTGCAGACTCGGGTTGAAGTGTTGATCAAACTTAGAGAAGTCAGTGCAAACTACGAGATCATCATTACCTTTAGAGTCAAAAAGGTCAGTGATTTCTCTATCAACCGATTCCATGCTAACCCAAGCTGGAACCAAATTGAAGTGCTGAAATGCTTCAATTAAAGGCTGATATACTTGAAGTTCGCACACATTAACAGCGAATGGAAACATCCAAACCACACGCTGTTTTACATCAGCGGCCGTGGGGCCTCCCTCCTGTCCGCGCCAACCTAATACAGCACAGGCATTCCACGGATCACCATTAAGATCCTGCTGGACCATCTCCCTGTACCATGTAACGTGGCAAGGCAGAGTCATGTCAACAACATTCCTCCGCTTTGTGAAGTACGGACTTCCAGAGTTAGTCGACAACTTCATCAAATCGACTGTTCTTTTCTGCCCACGCAGTCTCAGTCCCCTGACCTGAGAGTACTCGTTAATAGTGGCTCGCAAGGCCATATTACCGATTGGTTTTGATGGAAGGAGAATACCATCATAGTAAGAATCTATATCTGACATTCGGTCCTTGAGCGGCTTCATGACTGACATAGGTCCGACCTTCTTGGAGAGGTCAATTTCATACTCGTACAACGAAGGCCATCGTGTACTGAGTGACTCTAGGTGCTCCTTCCACTCACTGAGCATGTGTTCAGTTGACTCACCTTTGGCGAATGGTGTGTCGTAAATTTCCGGTTGCCCCTTCAGTACTCTGCCGAAATAGGGCCATAACCCGGAGTCGCTAGAATCGTCAAAACTCCAATGAAAATAATTCGCTGAGAATTCGACGTTTCTATGCTTGTTAGTTCCGTTATTTTCAGGCATAACGAAAGCCTCCTTTCTAAAGATTGTAAAATTTCATTCAATTAAGAATGAATTTACCTCCTTTCGAATTTGT